GCAGAAGACGGCATACGAGATCTAGTACGGTCTCGTGGGCTCGGAGATGTGTATAAGAGACAGGCGCAACGGTATCAACTGCATTGCCTCCAAATCTTGCAATTATACAATCACTGATGAAACGTTGTGTTATCAACGATGCCGGTGTAGTCCAGTATTATCTTGATCCCACTGATAGCACGCTAAAGGAGGATGGTAATCCCGCTAATCTCGACGGGAGTGATGGGCAAGTTATGGTTGAGATACCTTTGGGCTGGCTTAAATATGATTATCAAAATAACCAACATACGTGGATCATCAGCAAAGAGCAGTTCAATGGTGCAGAGCGCTTAGATGCATTCTATAAGAATAATACATGGGTGAAGAATCGATACATTGGTGCGTATGAAGGTACTTTATATGACAATTCTCGAAGTGCATACACCAACGGTCTCCAACTAACAGCAGGCTCTACGGATTTCACTGCTGCAACTAAAACAATACATCGTGATAACGAAAGTCATGCATTCTCTGTCCTCGAAGTAGGCGATAAACTTGTCATTGCTGGCGCAACCGACGCAGGTAACAACCAAACAGTAACAGTCGCTACAATCGGCGATGCATCCATCGTTGTCAGTGAGGTTATAGTTGATCGCCAAAACGACGCCAACGTCACCATTGAAACAGAAAAGGATTTTGTCAATGATGTGTTATCGTCTGTATCAGGCAAAGCACCAATAAACTATGGTACACGTGCAAACTTCCGTGCTCTCGCAGCCAGTCGTGGCACAGGTTGGCGACAGCAGGATTACGACCTTATTTCTGCTATTCAACTCCTATACCTCATTGAATATGCCGACTGGAACAGCCAGAGCATGATAGGCAATGGCTTAACAGATTGGGGAGTTGGAACATGGGATGCTTGGAATGACTACAACCCTATTGAAACCGCAGGCAATTCCAACTCCGATGGAGATGCAACAGTAAATAATTCAGCGGGTGACAGCAACACTGGCTCCTACATGTCCTACAGAGGAATTGAGAATCTTTTCGGGCATATTTGGGAATGGGTAGATGGATTCAACATCAACGCCAACGTACCGTACATCTGCAACAACGACAGCGACTTTGCTGATAATACAGTAACTAACTACACCGCTTTGGGAGTGGTCATGGTCAACACTAACGGCTATGTTGTAACCCTTGAACAAACAGACAGGGGTTTCTTACCAGCGTCAATCGGTGGTACTAGCAGTACGTATCTTTGTGATTACTATCGGCAATCAACAGGTTGGCGGGTCGCGCGGCTGGGCGGGCATGCGAGCACTGGGCTCGATGCGGGGGTCGCTTCTTGGACTCTCAGCACTTCGTCGGGCAGTCGGAATCGCTCTTTCGGCGGCCGCCTCGCTTTTTAAAACACTAAAATAAAATGAGTGCAAACCACCCTAAGTTTAGTGATTTTGCGGAAGAGGAAGTGGCACTTGAAGGTGAGAAGAAGAAGATAGATGAGATATTGAATACGGAAATATTATTAATCGGTTTTAGGATAGGAGACAGCAAGCATTATAAAAATAGGAAGTATTTAACTTTACAGTTTGAGAATGGTGGCACCAAACATATTTTCTTTACTAGTTCAGGAGTGTTAATCAAACAAATACAGAAGTATGAAGACAAAATGCCTTTCCTTACTACAATTAAAAAAGTAAATAGTTATTACACCATGACGTAACTTTATTATGGGTCTCTATGTCAAAACAGAAACAGAAAACCAGCGAGTCACGAAACTGGGCAGGAATGCGAACAATGGGCTCAATGCGGGAGTCACTTATTGGAATCTCAACAATTCGTCAGGCAATCGGAATCGCAATATCGGCAGCCACCTCGCTTTGTCTTGCTTATTTATTCCGAAAAACATAGAACCATGCCTCTTGGCAAAACACAAAACAAACCCTCACACAGGTGTTAGTAGAGAAATCGAAAGCTCCGAGGTCAAATAAGCAAACGAAATGAAAAGATATAGTAATCTGTATGAACAAATATGTAGCATGGAAAACATAGTAGAAGCACATAATAATGCGAAGCGAGGTAAAATGCACTATCAAGAAGTGCAAGATGTAGAAGCATCCCTTGATATTCATATGCAACAACTTCAAACACTGCTCGTGACTAAAACATTCAAAACGTCAGAATACTTCATCTTTACTAAAACAGACAGCGGTAAATCACGAATTATATATCGATTACCATATTTCCCTGATAGGATAGTTCATCATTGCATCATGCAGGTATTAGAACCAATATGGATAAAAATCTTAATTGCAGATACGTATTCTTCCATTAAGGATCGGGGTATACACAAAGGTGTAAAACGTATCAAGAAAGCACTCACAGACACACCCAACACCCAATACTGCCTAAAATTGGACATACGCAAATTCTATCCCTCTATCAATCACGAAATACTCAAATCAATCATTCAAAAGAAAATTAAATGCCCAGACACACTTTCTCTATTAGATGAAATCATAGATTCTGCCGAAGGCGTGCCAATAGGCAACTACCTGAGCCAATATTTCGGTAATCTCTGCTTAACATATTTCGATCATTGGCTAAAAGAAACCAAACACTGCAAGTATTATTTCCGTTACTGTGATGACATGGTAATTCTTCATGCTAATAAACAGCATCTATCACAACTAAAAGAGGAAATTGAAAACTATTTATCAAGTAGCTTAAATCTCACATTAAAATCCAATTGGCAGATATTCCCAGTAGACGCACGAGGTATTGATTTTCTCGGGTATCGCTTCTTCCACAACTACACACTACTTCGTAAATCAATAGCTAAAAAATTCAAACAAAGGATTAGATACATCAAAACACATTGGACTGACCTTGCGCCATCAGAGATATTGAACTCTGTAATGAGCTATTACGGCTGGCTAAGTTATGCCAATTGCAATAATCTCACAAAAGAATATATTGACAAAGATATACATAGAATATTTAATGAAGTTTGTAAAGAAGAAGGTATAACGAATCCGCTTAAAAGTTAGGAATTGGAAAAACGATTCTTATCATATTCACTTGCATCTGTGAAAAAATATCTTAAAATTTTATATGTATCTAAACCACAATACAAATTAAGATGACCGTAAGCACCGATATGATAAGTCAGGTTTCTCCATTTACGGTAAGCGATACTGGCGACTTCACGGAAACGGATTATGACCAGTACTCAACATGGGCAAAAGAAGAATTAGATAGAGACGACCCAGGACTACCGACAAGCAAATACGATGAAGCTCATGCTAATTTAATCTGCGATATATTCGTATCCTCAAAAGGTGGGCGGAACTTCAAAAGCGAGAAGATAGGGGATTATGGCTATACTAAGGATGGTGGTGGCAAATCAAGTTATCGGTTACGATATGAAGAGATATTAAGACAGTGGGCAACAGAACAGCCAACAGGAGGACAGGAACGCGAGGATGTGGAAATTCCTGACCAGTTCCATTTAGATCAAAGTGAATCAGAAAGCTTTTTATAAATATATTACAAAAGGAGGAAATAAATGTTGAACGATAATCTTCTATGCCACAGGTGTAAAATACAGACCAGAAGTGCAACACCAAACGACTTTGGAGAGAAGACATACACTTATGCAGATACATACACAGACGTTCTATGCCGATTCTCCACACCAAAAGGTAGCATGAGAAGACTGGACAGCGGCGAGTTCGTTGAAGATATGCCTAAGATTTTTCTCAAGACTGATCAGATAATTGCAGAAACGAACAGAATAGTTGGCACAAGCGGATTTGAGGATACTTACGAGATATTGAAATTGAACAAGAAATACGATACTATTGGGATACATCATATAGAATGCGACTTAAAAAAGGTGATATAAATGGAAATTGACCAAGAAATACATGATGAGATACTGATAATGGCAAAGGATATAAAATTCATACGTGAACGACTTGGCGAGGATAAAGAAACATTTAAAGAGCATAAAATCAAGTTTACTGAATATGATGAACGGATACGCAACTTAGAAGGCAACCAACAACTTTTAACCGGTAAGATGACGTTAATTATAATGGGCCTTGGCGCGTTGATGCTATTCGTAGCGAATTTTATAAGGGAGTTGATATTC